TTTACTGTGGTCATTTTAGACCCTCCTCTATGTCTTTGATAAGGCTTCTAACTTCTTTGTTGATTTCGGTGTGGAACTGAACCTCAACGCCCCCATAAAAGAGGACATTACAGGTGGGGCAGAACTCTTGCTCACCCTCGCAGGCTTGGCAAAAGGGATTACAGTCAAACGAGCCTTTGTGGTTAGGACACTCAACCTTTGGGTGCTTACAAGGCTTATCCTCCTCTGGGTCGCAATCCTCACAAAACACCAGCCCCTGCCACAAGAACCCTCCCTCGTCAAGGTCGAACTCTTGCTTACAGTCGGCGCAAATAGGCTTATTTGCCATTATGACCACTCCTCGTCATCATCATCAGGCTCGTCATCAAGGTCATTACAGACACCAGCACAGCGCTTTTCACCGCAGTCCTCGCACTCCTCCTCGTAGCCCTGCTCAATAAGGCTAGTAAAGCCCTCGTTTGGGTCTTTACCCTCCTCAACAGTTTCTACGGCAGACACAAAGCGGAGCATACAAGACTGGTCATACCACTTCTTGATTGTGTCCAACATCTGCCCAGAGGTCATCTGGTCTTTGGTAATAAGGCTATCTGGGTCATTTTCATCACCATAGCCGTAGCCACGCATAGCCTCTACCTGTGCGCTGTCCATCAGCACATAGATTTTGTGGCAGGTATCCCAAGCGATAGCCTTAGCGTCTGCTAGATAGAACTCTACATCTGTAAAATCAGGCATTTAGTTTTCCTTTCTGTTGCCTTATAGATACGACCTTACACCGCCTCTCTCTCCCCCCGCTACAATTTCAGGTAAACGGAAGGTGAACAGTTGGTGAACAAATCCCTCTCCTTAGCAAACTTGTTAGGTTGGCTATCTTATGGCTTAGCGGGTATCCCGCAAAAAAGCTCCATAAGCCATAAGATAGCCAACCCAGCAAAACAGCCCTGCTATCTCGTCGCTACAATAAGCATACGGATAACAGGGCTGCTGTCCTTTATCTCACGCAACACACGCGTTCGGCTGTGGAAATCCATACGGATAAATCCAGAGAATACTAGTCAGGGTTGTAGCGGATAATAGGTTTGGTATCCCCCCTGCCCCCTCACGAGGCGCTATTCTGGTAATCCAACAAGCGTATCTGGCGTGGGGCAGGGGGAAGTTAGTAGGCTAGTCTAGGAGTATGTCCAAGACCAACCGCTGTTTCTCCTTGTCGTTTTCCAAGAGAAACATTATCACATCAAGGGTCGTCTTACCAGACTGCGTAATAGACTTGATAGTTGCGACAGGGGTATTCGCTTTACCAGCCCTGATAATCTTATTATTCGGGCGGTTAGTGCGAACCCACTCGTAAACAGCATTGGCGTTCCATACCAGAGCGCCGTGCTTGCGCTTACCCACAGAAGTAGGGAAGTCAGGCATTTTAGTCCAACCGAAAGCGGTTGAGTGGTCTACGCCGTATCGCTTGGCGATAGAGGCTCGGCTCATGCCCTTACCAACAGCAGAGTTAGTTCTCATTAGCAACCTCCCACATCACATAGATAGTTCCTATGCTGGTTTGCTGGTTGATGTTTCGCATTTTCGCTCTTAGACCAAGAGTTTTTAGGTGCGTGGTCGCATAGCGAGCATTGGTTTCGTCATCAAGGCGTAGCCATTGGTTCGGGTGCGCCTTAGCAAGTTGTAGAACCTCTTGCGCCCAAGCACGGCGCTTGGTGTAATTCACTTTCGCAAGTTCGCTACTGTCCTCGACAATAGTAAACTTGATTTCGGGGTTTGGCATGATTTCCTTTCTAGTGCCATTTGCTTTTTATTTTAGTCGGTGAGGGCGACATTTCTGCCACCCCCACCGATAACATTTTGATAACGGATTACCAAGAGGCTTGGTAAGTAAAGGCGTAGTCGTCCTCTGGTAGAGAGAGCGCCCTGTCCAAAATAAGTTTGGTGCGCTCTAACCCTGCCCAGTAGTAGTCGTCATACTCCGTTCCCCCAAAGAAAAAGCCCTCTGTGGTCGGCAGATAGTCTGCCGCCTTGTCCTTGTTCTCTAAGGTTTCCTCTACCATAGCCCTTAGTTCCATGAGTTTACTAGGGTGAATAGGGATTGACTGGCACTCGTCTACGCCCTCAGCACAGTTCTCAACAATCCAGTTATGGATTTGATTTACCTTGCGCCAATAGCCGACAACAATCTTTACCTCTGCGCCACCAAAGTCGCCCAGTTCATCTGCGCCTGCCGGAAAGTGCTTGGCAATTTCCATGTAGTCGTCGCTTAGTTCCTCTGTTTGGTAGTTAGCGAACTTGCTAACATACTTACGGGCTTCTAGATACATGTCTAGACCCATGTGTATCATCTCCTTTATCTGTGTAGCCTTTTGACTACTCTCTCACTTTACTCGCCTGTGCGACAATTTACGACACCTCTCAGGTGAACAGCAGGTAAACTCTTTATGAACATCAGGTAGCGCATAATAGGCTTGTTGGGTTGGCTAACTATCGTCTTAAAAGCTATTTTTGCGGGCGACCCCGCTAAGCCGATAGTTAGCCAACCCAGCAAAAAACCCCGCCAGACTTTGATAAGCCTGACGGGGTTCTGCTTTCTAGCGGAGAAAAGAGGGGGAAACGCTAGAAACCTAATGACCACAACTGACGGTCGTAGTTCATAAACTTAGCAACCTGTTCCAACGAGAGGCCTAGTGTTTCGCCCATTTCGTCTACGCCACCTGTGATTATGATGTTGCCGCAAATAATGTCTGTGTAGCCATACTCGTCTACCCAGAGGCTAGTTGCGATTGGATTTTGCGGAAGGTTATTTATCTTGCCTTCCTCGTTGAGCCAGAGGTCAGCCTTTGCCTTTGGTAAGTCTATTACCTGAAAGTATCCGCCAACTGACTTTTGGATAAGGTCGAAAGACTTGCCAACCTCAAACTCCACTATGTCCTTAGTTCCGTCTGTCTTGATTACTACTGCTTGTTCCATTTTTGCCTCCTAATAGGCTTGGTAAGGGGAGCGGTAGGGTGAGCAAGTATCATCTTGCCCACCCTACCAAACTTGTTTAGTCGTCTACCGTCACATCAGTAACGCTAGCGTCCTCGTTGTTTATACGCCAGTCACCGTGTCCGTTTTTCTCGATAGACACCGCAAAGTCGTATTCGTCAAGGTTAGTCCAGTCGAAGCCACGCTCGGCTGTGATTTCCAACTCAAACTCTACCGAAACTGTAACAGTCTTGGTAACCTCGTTGTCCCAGCCGAAGATGTCGCAGATTTCCTCAACTTGGCGCTTAGTAAGGCTGTCGCCCTCCTCCTCTAGCCACTCCTCTAATTTCTCGGCTTTGTATTCCCAGTCAATTAGTCGGGTGGTCTTGGCGTTGCTTTCCCTCAACATTTCGTTCAGGTTCGATACTGCTCGTTCCAACTCCTCGTAAGTTGGCTTTACTGCTACCTGCTCTGGTGCTACCTGCTCTGGCGCAGGCTCTTGGTTTTGGTTCTCCCACATAGTAAGTTCCTTTCTGTTGTGCTTCCTATGTAGTAATAACATTACTCTTTTTCTCTCAAAAACCGACACTTGTAAAGTGAACATCAGGTAAACGACAGGTAAACAGTTTTGTTAGGTTGGCTTACTTTACGCTTAAAAGCTGTTATAGCGGCCGGGGCCCGCTAAGCGTAAAGTAAGCCAACCCAGCAAAAAGCCCCCCAAGCCTACGGATAATAGGCTTGGGGGGCTTTGCTATCGGCTACAACTTAGGGGGGGAAGCGTAGCCGAGTATTCTGTCCGCACACTCCACACAGAGGTTCTCGGTCTGCTCTGTGTCATCTCGGCGGAAATCATCTACCGCAACTGGTTTTAGGTATTGGCAACTAGCGCACCAGTCCTCAACCATGTCGTCAAGGATTGTCTGGTTGTGGCCAGATGTGTAGTGATACCAGAGGAAGAAGTTGTTTTCTAGGCGGTCGCCAAACACTCTTACGAGGTCGGCGATGTCAATGGTTTCCCTAGATAATAGGCTAGCCAAGTCAGCGCCCGAAACATCTATGTATGTGTGTCCCCAGTCGAGCAGGAAGTGGATTGGGTAGTTGCCGTCATTGTCGGCGAAGTAGCCTACGCCCTCTGTGCCAACAATAGCCGCGCCGTCCTTGCCAACCGCTATCGCATACTGGCCTACCCTCACCGGCAGGTCAGGGAACTTGGCCTCCAAGAAAGCCTTCACTTTCTCTTGGTCAAGCAAACGGATTAGTCTGCCCTTTGGGCGCTGTTCGTATCTATCTTTCATCGGGTTCTCTCTTTCTCTCTGTTTCCCAATACCTACAAACTACCCTATGCCCACGACAAAAGCGACACTTGTAGAGGTGAACATTAGGTAAACAAACTTGTTGGGTTGGTTGCCTAGTTGCCTAAAAGCCCTTATAGCGACTGTCGTCGCTAGGCAACTAGGCAACCAACCCAGCAAAACGCAAAAACGCCCCCTAGCAAGCGCTAGGAGGCGTTTTGGCGGGGTTTTAGACCAGTGCTAGTGTTGCCGAGAGAATTCGTGCTTTCTCGGCGTTTACAACAGGGTCAAAGCCACTTGCGGCGGCTACGATAGACTCGCTACCCTTGCGCCCAGTGCGGTAGTAATCAATGCGCTCAGTTAGGGCGTTGAGAGCGCCCCACGCTGTGCCAGTGATGTTCGCATTGGTAGCGCCATTCTGGTAGAGGTCATAAATCGTGTCTATCTTGTCGTTCCAAACAGTCAGGGCAGACTTGGCAGACCCAACTTCTGGCTCGGCGTAAATAGACTTGACTAACTTGTCGAACTGAATGTCGGTCAAGGTAGTTTCGAACAGGCTTTTCGCCATTGCTTCGAAATTATCCATGTGGGCAAAAGTTAGACCGAGAGTTTCACGGGCTAACTGAATTTTGCCGTCAACGGTGTTGCTGTGGCGAATTTTAAACGATTGCTTAGAACCGTTTAGCGCCATGTTGAGAGTGTTCTGGCACACCACCCGAACAGGTGTGATGTTCGCCTGAACCGCTGTCGAACCGTCGTGGCTAGTGTGAACAAGCAGGTATGAAACCGTCTTGTCGTTAGCGCCCTCTGGGTCTAGCACGAATTCTTTTGGAATTGTGAGAGAACCGAAAACAACCTTGCCATTCTTGATAGAGCCAGCGCTTTCCCAGTCTGCGCCACCGTCAAGCAGAGCGTCGCCGAAATCGAACAGGGTTTCATTCTGGACAACATTGTAGCGGTTGCCGACAATCGCAAGAACATCAGTTCCCTTGTCGAATGGGTTCGTGCGAATTACCATTTGCTGTTGCGTGCTACTGCGGTAGCCCTCTGGAACAGACAATTCCTCTAAGCGAACATTCCAATCGTTGAGGTGTGCGAGTTCCAACATCTCGGCGGTTGTTATGTGCTGTTCCTTGTCGAACACTTGACCCAACTTGTGCCAAGCAGGTTCGCCCCTAAGAGCGAAAGCGGTGTTGCCTTGTTCATCTTGTTCTAATGCGTGTGCCATGTTATCTCTTTTCTGTAAGCGAGAGGGCATCTCTCGATTAGCGTCATCTGCGCTAACAAGTAAAACTCTACTAATAGACTTGCTAAAACCGACACTTGTAGATGAACAGCAGGTAAACAGTTCTGTTTACCTCTCGTTTACCAAACTTGCCAACCCAGCAAAAATAAGCCGATAAACCTAACCGCGAAGCGGTTGGTTTAGAAGGGCTTTTACGGCTTATTTTTGCTGGGTTGGGCTTGCCCCAAAAATGAAAAGCCCCACAGCAGACAAGAGAAAGGTCTGCTGTGGGGCTTAGGGGAAACCTAGCCCAGAGCATAAGGGGGGGCGCTCTGGGCTAGGGGTCTATCGGTTTCGGCGCTCTGCCTGAACCTGCTCTACCAACTTCTGCATTACTAACTGCCCTTTGGCTGTGTCGTATTGCTTGTTTAGTGTCGCTTTGATTTTGTCGTTGCGGAACTGATTGCGTAAATCGTTTAGGCGCTCGTCGCTGTAATCACGAAACATACCTAGCGCCCATTGGTCGAACGCTTGTGCGATTGTCTGGGTCATTAGTTGCTCCTTAGATAGATGTTTCCAATTGTAGCAACCAAGTCGTCTTTCGCCGATTGGTCTAGTTCTGGCGTGTCGTGAACAACACCGATAATGTGTCCAGCGGCACGCTGTCGCCCGAACATAAAGGTCAGGTTATCGTTTTCGATAATAGCCCTGCTTAGTTCTTCCTGTTCTTCGCCAGAGTTGCCTGTTTCCTTTTCGGCTTTGACGATTGCCCAGACTGCGTTGTAGATGTCGTCTCGGGCGCTGTCCATTTGTTCTTGTGTGATAAGCATTGTAATCCTTTGGTTAGGCTAGGGGGCAAGTTGCCCTGCCCCCTAGCAAGTTTGTTTAGAGTTGGTCTAGCGCTCGCATACGGCGCTCGTGTTGCTCGTCAATTTTCTCGGCGCACTCGGCACAGATGTCTAGTTTCTCAAACTTGACTAGCGGTTCGAAAACATTGACTTCTAGGCACAAATCGCATTTAGGCGTGTCGGTCATTACTCGCCCGCCTTTACGATTTTGTAGGTGTCGCCTTTGGCGTTGATTGTTAGCACGCTGTCCAGCGGAATTGAGCGAAACGCTTGCTTTGCCAAATCCCAGACGGGAATTAGTTTCTTTTCCCCGAAATCGTAAGCGGCTTCACCACCAGCCAACTTGCTCTGGTAGTTGGTTGTTGCGGTCATCTTGCGAACTTCGCCTGTGGTTCTCTTGACGAATTCGATAGTAAAGAACTTGCCATTTAGGTCGTATAGAAACTGCCCAACTTCATCGGCTTTTAGTGTCTTTTCCATTTGTTGCCCCTGCTCTCTTATTCTCTTTATCAAGCCTGATTGCCTGATACCTAAACTCTATGCCCAACCAGCGACAAAACCGACACTTGTAAGGTGAACACTAGGTAAACGCTAGCCTAACACCAACCCAACAAACAGCCAACAGCCGAAAGAGCATAGAAAAAGCGCGGCTGTTGGCTGTTTGTTGGGTTGGGACACGCCCGAGCTTTTACACTCGGGCGTGTCGCAAGTCCTAGTCCAGTTTGTTATCCTGCTCAACCAAGTGGCCAAGGATACTAAACTTGCCCTTGATTCTGGCCGGTATGTCGATTTCCTCAACATCGCCCTCAACTTCTGAGGCCAGCACCTTCCATTCTTGGTCGGTCAGTTCGCGGCCAATTACTCGCTCAAAGTCGCCGCGAGTCCATACGATTTCGATTCTGTTTTCTAGCACGGTAAATCCTTTCAGGTTTTGGGGGTGGCAGTTTTGGGAAGGTCTGCCAACTTCATCGGGGGAACTATCTGGCTACTACTGCACCAGTTTTGATACCGCTAATAAAGGTGTTTAGCGTTTCGGCTACTACTTCCAACTGCTCTAAGGTCATCTTAGTAGATAGCAAGTCATAACTTCTGTAATTGCTATCCCCGAACACCCCGTTTAGATAGGTGAAAGTAGTTTCTTCAATTTGGAACGAGTGCTGCCCATCGCTATCCGCAAAAATCTTGACGGCGAGGTCTCGGTCAGCGTGAGGTGCTCTTAGTTTTACATCGCCCTCATCGTCTAGCGGTTCGCTAGAAAAAGTGGTAGAGTGCTCACCCTTGACCCAAGTGTTGCGGTCGCCACAAATCTCAACTTCACTTGTGGTTTTGATAACTACTGCTTTCGACATAATGTCTCTTTCTCTTTTCTAAATCGTAGCCCCGATGGCTACAAGTAAAACAATACTATTAGCCCCGACAAAACCGACACTTCTAGGTAAACACTAAGTAAACAATTTTGTTTACCTGCCGTTCACCAACCCAACAACAAAGTAAACAACAGGTAAACAGCTATGAGGCAAGCCGGCTGTTTACCTGTTGTTTACTTTGTTGTTGGGTTGGGAGGCTCCCCGCCGGCCAGAGGGGGACTGACCGGCGGGGAAGTTTCTAGGCCTGAATTACTCGGACCGGACCTTCCCAGTCGTGAATCGGCTTGTGAGCCCATTCAAGCGCTTCGTCTTCGGTGGCGAAGTATGGTGCCCATTGGACACGCAACCAACCGCCAATGTTGACTTCGAGAGTGTATCGAATGCTTGGCTCGCATTCGTGGCCTTCCATAGTTTCAGTTGCTTCAGCGAACATAAGTCCGCAACCTGAGCATTCTTGGTATCCAATTTGTGGCACGGTGTTTCCCTTCTAGTTGTGTGAGTGAGTCAGTTTAACAACTTGACTCAGGTTGTCTAGGGGGGACCTATTCGAACGCTTGCCTGTCTTCATCAGTAGCAACCCTGATAAAGAACGGAGCAGTGCCTGTGTTCTCATCGTGAGAGTAGCGAGTTGCGCTTAGTTGCCCGAATTTGTCGATTCGGAATTCTAAGCGAAAGTCGCCGTTTAGCGATAAGGCGCTGAGTATCTTCTCAGCCTTGATTAGCGCCCTGAAGCCTGTGTGAGTCCAACGCTGAGAGTCGCAACTAATGTAAACATCAGTTTCTTTATCAGCGTCATTATCGGCTAGCCAGTCTTGGAGATAACTATCCAAGTCATCGGCTTGCCAGTGCCAGCATTCGCCTTCTCGACAGTCATCGGCGGGTATCTCATTGCCTTTCTCATCAAGTAAGCCTTCGCCGTCATCATCAACGGCTGAGCAAAGGCAGTCAGTAGTAATGCTTGCGCTACTGATTATTTCTTCCATGTTGTATCTCCCTAGTTTCTTATCAAGCCCGTTTGCTTGATGTATAAAGACTAGGGTATCTCTCTCAATAACCGACACTTCTAGGTAAACTCTCGGTTAACAAATGCCGTTATCAAACTGTTATCAACACGCCGCCAACCCAACAACTACTAGGGAAACGAAGTTTCCCAGTAGTTGTACAATTTGCGAAGCAAATTGGCAAATCGGCAATAGCAAGCGAAGCATAGCTATTGCCGATTTGCTGGGTTGGCGCGACACGCCCGGGCGTACGACACGCCCGGGAATTTGTTCATCTAAAGTTTACCTAGGCGACACGCCCGGGCGGTTGGGGGGAACCTGCCCGGGCGTGTCTATCTAGGGGTCTGGCTAGTCCATAAACCAACTAACCAGTTTGGCAATCTGCTTGGCGAATACCAAGCAGAGAACAGTCATCACGGCGATAGTCCAGAGAACATCAGCGGGTGGTATGTTCGGTTGGTCTGCCAAAGTTGCTAGCAGACCATAGGCACTCGCATAAATTGCGAGAACGATTGGTGCGGTGATAATTCCAAAGCCTAGACGGCGAATAAAGAACTTCATTAGTTCGCCACCTTTTCACGCTGAACATTGGCACAGGCGTAGCAGATTGTGCCAATTCGGTCTAAGCACTCCAAGAGCAGAGCGTCAGTGCCAGAGTGAACGATGTTTTCAGTAGTGCCACAGATAGAACAGATGTTCATAATTATTACTCCTAGATTAGTGAGAGAGCGGGGGATTGCTCCCCCGCCCGCTCGGTTGATTATTCGGTTGCGGTGCTAGTTGCTTTGACCATAGCCAAAGCGTCCTGAGTAGCGTGAACTACGCCAGTCTTGTAAGCCAAGTCCCAAACTTCTCGCAGGCTTACTACTTGATTAGGCGTGAGGTCGTGGCTATCAGCGTATGACTTTACCAAGTCATACATCTCAAAGAACGCTACTTCACTGCGGTTATCTTTTTGCTCCATAATGCTCTATCCCCTAAGATAGTTTTGCTAAGTTGTCTTGCTTAGCCAAGTTATCAGGCTTGCTTGCCTGATGTATAAAGACTATGCCCTAAGTGTAAAAAACCGACACTTCGTAGGTTAACAATAGGTAAACTCTCGGTGAACGGCTAGGGGGGGTAGGGTTAGCCGACTGCCCCAGCCAGCCCCCCGCCAGGTGTCAGAAACGACCAACGACCATTTTGGCTAGGCAGTAGCCTAAACGGCGGCGTGGTAGACTGGGCCTATGATTATACAACTTAATCCGCCTTTGCCATTGGACACTCCGAAGGGCTCGGCCTTAGCGCACTTCTTGATTGATATGGGTCCTGAGCACAACATTCAGTGGGTTTGCTTCCAGGATGAAACGGGCGAGTGCTGGACCTGGCAGAACAGCGACGTTAGGGCCCAGAAGAACGTTACGATGCATCGCTACCCAGCTGGCAAGTAGATAACGGTTTGGTAACAATTGCTGCGGCATGCAAATACTGCTTAATATTTAATTAACATAATCAAATATTTAGTTGTAGTAGCGGTGTCTGCTGCGCCCCCAATATGCAGGTTTCTTTAAGTAAACAAATGTTGTCAAGTATTCCCAGACTATGTCCTTGTTTTAATCTATAGTAGGAACTATGGAACCTATAACCCCACAGATGAAGCGAAAAGCTTTCGAAGAGAAACGAGCTAACGAGCGTAAAGCGCTCTATGCCGTTGGACATATCCTTGACGACGCCGATGAAGCCGTTAAAAGAGACCCTGATAACAAAGCGGCTATCTACGAAAGGTCTAAGGCAGTTCGCCGCGAGAACCAGCGAGAGATTGACACTGCTTACGCAGTCAAGTCTGGGGCTACCATGGCTGAACTTGCTGAAAAGGGCAAGGACATCGAGGTAAGCGGAGATGCGCTGCGCCGGGCCAAAACTGGTCAGAAGCCTAAGATTCAGACCACTCTTTAGGAAAGACTAATGGCGGGCCGCGTCCACGAGTTCCAACTGGGTGTATTTCCACCAAAAATGCCCATTTTTGGAAGCAGAAGAATCAATGATAGAATCTTTACTGGCCCTAGGGGCTCAGTAATGCGTTACGGTGCATCACCTGCCGCATCTGATGTCGTAAAGAAGCCCTATAATGTGTCTTAAATGTGGAAATTGCAGTGCCGAACATGACATACTAGAAGACGACGACACCGTCGATATTTGGGATAGGAAATAACATGGAACCAGTAGATAACCAGTTTGGTACCTATCAAGAACGTAAAGACAAGATTTTGTCTAACGTACAGGCGGGTGGTGCCGCCTTTAGCGCTCTGTGGAGGAAGCACGGCGTTCAAAGAAAAAACATGTCTCTAAACGCTGAAGTGCGTGCAAAAGCCATCATGGATGATAAGCTTGATGAAAACGTTAGAGAAATCGACACCGCTAATGCAGTACTCAGGGGCGACACTATGGCTGACCTTAAGGAAGCCAGCAACATGGGTATTGACCTCGAGGTAAGCGGAGACGCTCTCCGTAGAGCTAAAAACAATCTTCCACCTAAACTTCACAAGGAGTAAACATGGCTGAAAAGAAAAAGGCGTTTAAGCCTAAAACCAAGCAGGGCACTACCAAAGACGGCAAGAAGGTCTACGGGCCGTTTAAGGGCTCTGCCAAGAACGGTGGCCGCCCAATCATGTCCGTAGTGAACGCAGACGGCTCTCGCACTACTATTGATGCTGCTAAGTACAAGTACGAGAAGACTCATGGTAAAGTGCCAAAGGGTAAGGATGTTGACCACAAGGACAACAACCACAATAATGACAACCCTAAGAACCTCCGCGTTCTAGCTCACGGCAAGAACACCGCCAAAGAGAACAAGCGCCGCGCCGGCAAGAAAGAGAACGACAAATGAGTAGTCATTACGCAACAGGCGAGCCTGGAGAAGTTAAGCCAAAGTCACAGTCACCTGATGGCCACCCTGAGCGGGTTTACTACGATGACTGCGAAAGTCAGCACGGACAAAAAGGTCAAAACTGCCTAGTACAGGGCACCGGCGACGTCGTACACATGTGCGAGCCACACGCGAAGGATTGGTAATGGAACCGAAAGACCCTCAGTTTGATAAGCCTAAGAGTCACTTTGAAGAAGTGTTTGGCATGCTTTACGGAGAAGACACCCTAGCCCGTATGAAGAAGAGCGAGGCTGAAAAGAAAGCGGCCGAGCCTGACGAGCAGGATGATGACCGCGACCCTAAGCACGACCACTGGGACGCGTAGTAATGGACCCGAAAGACCCTCAGTTTGAGTACGGTAAGCCTAGGAACGCTTTTGAAGAAGTCTGGGGCGCAATTTACGGAAACAGTGGCAGCGACCGCAGCTTGTCGGCTATGCAGAAAAAGCAGGATGAACAGAAGGCCGCCGAGCAAAAAGAAACCGATGAGAAGTTTGACGAAATCATCAAGAACAACGAGCCTGACAAAGATAAGTAATGAAGCCTAATAAGTCCCAGTTTGATGACGCCCCTGAGTGGTGGGCCACTACTATGACTTCTGATGAGATGGCCTCAATGACTGGGCCAGAGGATGCGGGAGAAGCGCCTGATAAGGACACCCCTGAGGCTAGCGAGTGGCTAGATAAAACTACGGAAAAAAATACTCCGCCTTTTTAACTAATTTTGGTTTATACCAAATTATCTTTACTCTACCGAGATACTAGTATTAAGCGTCTTGCGCGGGCGCTACTTATCTCTAGAGAAAGAATAGACATGTCAGTAGACTCGAGCGGCAAGCAAGCCGTTGATTTTGTATGGGGAAACGTCCCTATGCAGCCGAACGATGACCGTGCGGCAACCATTTCAAACATCGGTGGTAGCACCGGTGACTATGGATGGTCAGCAACTACCCAGGTAGCCAGCGTCCGTCTAGACCCAGCCCTTGACAACCACGCCAACGTAGAGGCTGGATGGTCAGGTTACCCAAGCTTTGTGGCTGGAGCAGGTAACTACATTGTTACTGCGGCTTCAGGTAACGGAACCACTGTTACCTACCAGTCACAGAACTTCTTGGCACCAGGTACTGTTGTAAACATCACCGGCCTAACCGCCTCAGCATACAACCTATCAGGTGTAACTGTTGCTACTTCTAAGTTCGGTAACTTCACCGTTACTAACTCAGCTAACGCAGGTGAAATCACCGGCCAGCGTGGCAAGGTAGAAAGCACCACTGCTCTAAGTGCAGCTGACGGTGTCGGCCTTGGTTACATCATCGTACCTAGCGTTGTAGGTGCAACCACTGCTGTTGCTCTTGACGCCCTACGTGACGCTGGTTACGAAGCAGCTAACATCACCACTGCCTCTGCAACAGCTAACGCTAAGAAGGATGTAACTCGCTTCAACGCCACCTCGGCTACTGTAGCGGTTGTTTACACCACCTCAGCAAGCACTGCTTACCCAGTCGGTACCAAGATTACCTTGGCCGCAGGTACCGCAGCAGGCAGCAGCCCAGTTAACCTTCCTGCATACGCACTTGGTACTTGGACTGTAACCGCTGCTGCATCAGGTAACATCACCATTGCTGGTACTGGATTCACCGTAGCAGACACTACCGGAATCAACGAGACCGGAAACGTATTTGGTGTTGCTGGAACTATCAAGACCCAGTCAACTGCTGCTAACGCTGCAAGCATTGCGACTGACGCAACTATCACCATCACCCCATACGCTGCTGCAAGCTAGTAGCCCCAAAGAAGGACCCCAGCCAATCGGCTGGGGTTTTTCTTTTGCCAAGTTTATTTAGTTAAAAGCTAATAAAATCTAAACATGAGTGAAAACATTGAAGGCGCAGCCGCCAAAAGAGCTGCTAGTGGTGCAGGCCGTTCGTCGGGTACATTTGCAGGACTTGTAGGCTACCTGCTTGGTCGTGGCAGGAGAGGTGGTAAGGGCAGTAAAAAAAGCGGCCCACAGACCGCTGCTGACTGGCACAACGAAGAAATCGCTAAGCGTTATGACTTTGGTAGAGAAAACACTAGAACCCTGCGTGACTGGCAGATAGATGAGTCAAAAGCCAACACCAGCTTTACCCGCGAAGAAGGTGCAAAAAATAATGACTTTATCCGCACCCGTGCATCAAATAAAGACGCAGCTACAATTAGGCGCGGAGACTGGGCAAGCGCTGCTCGCACCGGAGCTAGGTATTCCGCAGGTGACATAATCATAAATGATGGCGGAGGCTTTTCTGTCTCAGGTCCAAGACAGGGTTCAGCGCCTCTAAAAACACCTAAGCCGCCCACTGGTAGAGCCGGTTCAGCCAGAGACGCAATTGCTCCGTCTAAGTCTACCGTTCCTAAGGGAAAGCAGTTTACACCTCCTGCTCCTGCTGCACCCGCTGCCCCTGCTAGAGCTCCTAGAGGGACTTCTAAGCCTGGGGGCGGAAAATCAGCCCTAACCGGGCTTGACCAGCCAGTATAATCCATGCTTCAGCGCAAAGTAGACATTAGACACAAGGGCCCGCTAGCGCGTCGCTCTGGTGTCGTCACTGCGCTGGATAACCAGACTCAAACTGCACCCACAGGGCGCGGAAGAGAATTTAGAGACGCACTAACTAGGGCGGTAGGCGCAGTACCTGGCGTGCCGTTTGCTGCAAAGGAGTGGGGCTGGTGGCTTCGTTAAACAAAGATTTTAGGAAAGCTATGCCTAAGCCCACTATTATCAAAGACTCACGGTTTGGTATTAGAAAGTTTTATCTAAACCCAAATGAAAAGCCGTCTATCTTTGTGTACAACAACCCCGGCCGTAACTGGTGGGGAACAAGATAGCCTTTATTTGCTCAGCAAATAGGCTAATCTATTTAAGTATTCGAAAGGAATAACATGGCAACTTTCACTGCTGTCCGCATACTAGGACCTGTTCAGCTTACTACTACAGCCACCAACACCTCATACACCGTTGGTTCTGGGAAGACCGTTGTAGCTAAGCAAATTATTTTTAACAACACCTCAACGTCTGCCGTTACTTTGCAGGCTTATGTAGTGCCAGTTAGCGGTTCTGCCAGCACTGCAACCGCTATTATTACTGACCTATCTATTGGCCCTAAGTCACAGGTTATCTGGAGTGCCGACATCCCAATGGTCGCTGGAGAAAAGCTTCAGCTTTCTGCAGGCACCGGTGCTGTAGTTACTACTGTCGTTAGCGGAATCGAGATTGCATAATGCCACGTTCAGGTGATATCCAAGTTTACGGCCCTACCGTTCTTCCAAACAACGATGATGGTGACCGCAACATTTTTGTCTCTACCGCAGACCCAACATCGGGTCAAGGCCAAGACGGAGATGTCTGGATTAAATACGCGTAGTAGGTAGACATGCCTGACGTATATAGAAATAAAGTTTATGACCTGGGCGCGTGGCGTAACGTCGTTGCCCAGTACGTAAAGGTTTCTGGCTCATGGGTAGCCGTTACCGCTATGTATACGAAAGTCAACGGCACTTGGAAGACCTCATACCCATTCCCGCTTTCATCAGATACGACTCTTTCGGCCCTTACTGTAAATGGCTCAGATGTGTTATCTACTCTCGCATTTGCTGCGCCTAACGGCACTACCTCAGTAACTCTTGCGGCCACTGCTACTAACCCCGCGTCTACAATCACCGGCCTTGGTGCTAGGTCAGTTAGCCTTGCAGGTAACCCAAACAACCTAAACGTAGTGGTTACCGCAGAAGACGGCGTTACAACCAGGACTTATACAATTGTGGTTACTGTAGCGCCGCCTTCAACAGTTACTATCTACTGGGCGTATTGTAGTTCAGGCGGATATGAGCCAACACAAACTGGTAATGCAACTATTAGCGGAACTAACGACCCTGTCGTTGCCTGCAACAATAAAAAGGCCGAGCTAGGAAATCCGCCTAACTGGGTCTGCCAAGGTACATCTGCCCCTGCTGCTCCTGGCTGTACACCCGTTCCGCCAACTCCATGCTGCCAGACATCTTACTCCACATTTGATGGTAGGGTTGGAAACACCTGCTACTACACTTTCTACCAGACAGACCCCTGCGCTGGGACCACATGCCCTAATGTTCCTTACACTGTAGTGGTACCTTCCAGCGGAAGCTGCCCAGAGTTCTAATTCGAGGATAAAATGAGAGCTGTTATTAAAGTTAAAGTTGGCGATGAGCTCGCTGGCGGAATCTCCGTACCAAACTTTGAAGACTCACCGTGGCTAGCTATCTCTGCGGCCCCGTTGTCTATTGTAGACGTCACGTCCCTGCCAGTCGTTCCAGCAGAGGGAAGCGCATGGGACGGAGAACGCTTTGACACGCCATCCACTAGAGCACCATTAGCCGGGCACATTAGTCTCGCTTTTATCGTAGAGGGTAAATGCGCACACGTAATGCCTCTAAGCCCGACGTTTAATCCAGCATTAATTGCGGCGTTCCGAAGCGGCGCTACATTTGAAGTGGTGCTAGACCCACCTGCGGACTTTACTTATGACCCAGAGCAGTGACTGGGAAAAGTTTAAACAGGACTCTCAAGGCTACGCAGAAAGCATTGCTAAATCTGCCAGACCGTGGGACTTTTTAAACCCTAACACCGAATACGCAAGTAAAGAAGAAGCATCTAGTAGGCTAGACATTTGCAAGTCTTGCCCGTTTCTTATTAAGGCCACTGTTCAGTGCAAAAAGTGCGGCTGCTTTATGAAAGCAAAAACTAAGTTAAAGCAAGCAACCTGCCCAGAAGGCCACTGGTAGTTAGTCATTACATATCTACAAATTTCTGTAACACTGTTATAGACGTTTAGTTTTTGGAGTTGTGATGACTATTGCCGAGCTAGCCACTACGCTTGCTGGATTTGCCGCCTTTCTAACCTTTATCGCCGCAATTATTTCCTGGGTGTTTAGGCGGTACATGAACAGCGTTCTATCTCAACTAACTAAAGAATATCTCTCAGAATTGAAGCCAAACTCAGGCTCTTCGATGAGGGATGAAGTCAAAGCTATACGTTCCGACCTTACTGACCTCAAAGTTGATTTGGCAAGTCTAGAAGGAAAGTTCGACCAGCACATTAAAGAAACATCTTTTTGATAAATACCTGAGCCACTGATTTAAGGAGAAAATATGAAATGCGACAACTGCGAAGCTCTAGCGGCTTACAAGCACGACCCAAAGATTGCTAACGTAGCCTTCTTTTGCGCACCGCATCTACCTGTTAATTTGCGTTCGGCAGCGGATAACTACCTGATTGTAGAGACCCCAGCGCCTACGACTTCTAAGAAGAAGTCAACCTCAGCTCCTGCAGCAGAAGAGACTGCGTCAGACGAATAATGAGAATTATTCGCGTGCAGGCAGTGCAGGCACACGCTGTGCCAAAAACCGCCCATGCGCCTAGAGGACCGTTTCCGCCGGAGCTGCGCGGATTCAATCCAAAAGCGGGTGAGCTAAGTGTCGATGGCGCAGACATGGATGACCTTGAAGAATTTGGCGATGACGCCCACCCTTCCGCACAGCCAGAGATTATTACTGACTATGCCCCTGAGCAGAACGAAGACGGTTGGGGATTTGAGCTTGGAGCTACTGCTCAAAATAATTTTAAACCAGAGAAAAGATACCGCTGTCGTTATTGCCGTACACTAGTCTTAGAGAATCAACTTGACTACCACGATTGTGAGGACTAATGGACCCGTTTTTTTATCTAGGTTTGCGCCAGGGCGGTAAGAAGAAAAGCACCCCTGTTCAAGAAACAGACGAGGCCGCCTCTGAACTTATCAAGGGCGAGGGACAGGATGAGGACGACCCCGATTTTGAGGTTCAAGACTCTGCTGTATCTGCAACTACCTCTAGCAACCCTAGTCGGCCTAGAACCCTAAGCGCAGGGTACGACAGTAAAAATCAGGTCATGACGGTTTTATTTCGTGACGGCCAGTGGTGGGAGTATCGAGGCGTTTCGCCGAGCATTTGGCGAGGCTTTAAATTTGCTGATTCTAAGGGCAAGTATCTTCGCTCATCTGGGCTAGATAGCTGGGGCGATATGGGCCCGGCTAACGTGTCTGCGATGCCTAGACACCGACGCGTACAGCTTAACCAATTGACTAACTGGGCTCAGAACATGTATCCTAATGAGAGGCCTTACGAAGGATAGTAATGAAATCAATCGGACCACTATACGTTGACACAATAAAACTTAAACACCCAACTCTCCCACTATTTGAGTGGGGCTGGTCACAGGAGACTGAGCACCCATACAGAGAAAGCAAAGTCTGTGCGGTATTCTGGATTCCGTTTGTGCCACGAGGTTACGCACTTGGCATCTGGGGTGACTCAGTTAGAGAAGAACAGGCGCTTCGCAAAGTCGTCAAATTCGGGCGCAATAACCCAAATGACATCCCTGTAAACGACATACGTCGGTACGTCCCTATCGACAGAGAAGAGGGTTGGTAATGCCCTGGTTTAAAAAGAAAACTAAGTGGGACAAGCCCTTCTCTGAGAAGATTGCTAAGAGGGTTTCTAGGATACCTACCGGTGAGCTTTCTGTTTGGGCAGACCAGACTATATACGAGGTTGGCAGACTCCTTAGCCAATACGAACGTAGTCGCTCAATAGAAAATATGACCGAGCTTGCTGAAGGCGCAGAGGCGCTCCACGCAGTAGTTCATGAGTTAAATAAGAGAATGAACAGCACTCTATAGATTTTAATATTTTTATGTGTTATCATTCTTTAGCCAACCTATTTCTCTCCCGTGTGGCACTTGGTAACCCTGAGTCGTCTCGGCTCAGGGTTATTTAGTTTTAAGGTATTAGATGAGCACAGTAGAAGATTTTTACGACGAAGACGACGAACTAGAGCTAGAAGACCAACTCGAGCCTGAATATGAGGAAGAGTATGATGACGGCCTAGATGAGCTGTCACGCGAGTTCGTAAACACGCTAATAGATAAAATAATGATTTTTATCAAGGCGCTTGTTGGCCACGACCTGAGGACCTATCAGAAGCCTCTGGCTCGCCGCATTATTGAGTCTGTGGTTATTAACGAGGGTGAGGAAATCACCGCCCTGGCATCACGTCAGTCAGGTAAGTCCGAGACTGTTGCCGATACCGTAGCCGCTCTTATGGTAATCCTTCCTAGACTTGCCCGTATGTATCCTGACCTTCTAGGCAGGTTTAAAGACGGCTTTAGGGTAGGTCTATTTGCCCCTGTAGAGGGCCAGGCTGAAACGTTGTTTAGCCGTGTTATTTCGCGCCTTACCAGCGAGCACGCACTTGCTGTGTTGGGCGACCCTGAGATTGATGATGAGGCTAAGAAAGTCTCTGGCGTTACTAAGCAGGTAAGGCTTACTAACTCTGGCTCATCCGTAATGATGATGACCGCTAACCCTAGAGCAAAGATTGAGTCTAAGACCTTTGACCTTATCGTTATCGATGAGTGCCAGGAAGCGGATGACTTTATCGTGGCCAAATCTATCGGCCCGATGCTTGCGTCTACAAACGGTACCATGGTTAAGACCGGCACCCCCACTACGCACAAGAATAACTTTTATCGCGCTATCCAGCTAAATAAGCGCCGACAGACAGGACGAGGCTCTCGACAGAACCACTTCCAGTGGGACTGGCGTGATGTGTCTAAGACGAGCCCAGAGTACGCAAAGTTTATTAAAAAAGAGATGCTCAGAATTGGAGAAGACTCAGATGAATTTCAAATGTCGTACAGCTGCAAGTGGCTCCTCGAAAGAGGAATGTTCGTCACCTCAACGACGATGGATGACCTCGGAGACACTTCTCAAGAGGTGGTTAAGGCATGGCACAGGACCCCAGTCGTTGTGGGTATTGACCCGGCACGCAAGATGGACTCGACAGTCGTCACGGTTGTATGGGTGGATTGGGACAGACCTGATGAGTACGGGTTCTTCGACCACCGAATCCTCAACTGGCTGGAAATCCAAGGAGACGACTGGGAAGACCAATACTTCCAAATAGTTAACTTCCTGGAGAACTACGATGTCCTAGCAGTGGGGGTAGACGCTAACGGTGTCGGAGATGCCGTAGCCCAGCGCCTTCGTTTGCTACTGCCTAGGGCTGAGGTTCACTCTATTGGCTCTAGCCAGCAGGAACAGTCCAAGAGATGGAAGCATCTAAAAACCCTAATTGAACGCCGGTTAGTGGGGTGGCCTGCACACGCTAAGACCCGCCGATTGAGAAGCTGGAAGCGGTTCTATCAGCAGATGACTGACCTAGAGGTTAAGTTCCAGGGCCCTAACTTCCTTGCTCACGCCCCTGAAGAAGCACACGCACACGACGATTATGCCGACTCTCTAGCGATTGCCTGCTCACTAACTATGGACTTGACCATGCCATCGGTAGAAGTCACCACAAGCCCATTTTTTAGATAAATTTAGTTTGACCTGCAAATTAGAGAGTTTCATATAAAACTTGTAATGAGGACCTCAACCTTTAACTAGGAGAATAAAATGGCAATTGCCCCAGCACCAAAGTTCCCTGAGTCACCAGGGACCACATACGACCGCAAGGTCACCCCAGCAGTACCTGGCCAGCGTGGCCCACTACGCTTCCAGGAGGGTCTCGGTACCGACACCGATATCCCTGAAGAGTTTGCTAACGGCGCTATGCAGGGCTACGTTCCTGCTGCGGGCCGACCAAACCGTAATGCACCTGTACACACCAAGCCTGCCGAAGAGACCATGCGTGAACGTGCTCACGTAGGCTCAGCAGCATGGATAGAAGCTCCAGACTACCTAGGCGAGTTCTCTACCGGCTCGTTCCAGGACTACGGAACTAACACCTACGAAGAGAAGTTCGTTAGCGGCTCGCACCAGCAGCGCGTTAACCCTGCTCAGGTTCAGGACTAATTTAGTCGGTACTTAACCCCGTCTGCCCTATGTAGGCGGGCGGGGTTAAGTTTCTTAAAGGCAGGACATCATGGCCCTCATTAAGGGTAAAGAAGTAAAAGAGACACCGAGACAGGTGCCCGCTAATCCTCGTCTTTGGAACATGATTACTACACAAGCAAAAACTAAATTTGCTAAGTATCCTTCTCCTGCCGCAGCTCACTGGGTGCACTCACGCTACTTGCAGCTAGGTGGGCGCTTTGTGGACTCTGAGAAAGATGTCGACCCTAGATTTAGAGACAGGGCTCAAGAAGCCATGGACAAAAAAGAAGAAAAAGCTAAGAAAAAGGTCACTAAAGACGTCAGCAAAAAGGTCACCAATAACTAGCACTTCAAGCGTTAAATATTATTTTTGCGCTACACTAGTAACTATACGATGCACCTGACCTAGAACCGGAAGCGTTTTAATTTAATGTCAATCGACTTTTCACCCCCCAGTTATAGAGCGGCGTCTTCTGACCTAACCATCTCTATTTCTCCGCTCGGACTTGTAGAGCTTGCTGATGAAGAGTTTGAGGTACACGGTCCTCGCCTAAACCGCTACTCACTTAACTGGGCCATGTACCTTGGCCACCACACCGGATTTCGTCGCCAGGCCGGCGAGCCCTCTATTGTCCTAAATTATTACAGGGCAATTACCGATTTTATTATTAACTTCACATTTAGCAAGGGCGTACAGTTCCGCTCAGCTAAGGCCACCGAAGCTATCGTCCCGTCACTTCTAGAGCGAATCTGGGAAGTAGACAACAACAAGTCCACCGTTCTCTGGGAAATTGGACAGCAGGGCGGCGTGTCCGGTGACTGCTTTATTAAGGTTGCTTACGAAGAGGCTTACACAGATGCAGCTGGGGGATACCACCCGGGTCGTGTTCGCATCCTGCCCCTTAACTCGTCTTTTGCATTCCCTGAGTTCCATCCACATGACCGCGAGCGCCTTATCCGTTTCAAGCTCAAGTACCGCTTTTGGGGCACCTCGCTAGAAGGTACTCGTCAGGTTTACACCTATACTGAAATCCTCACGGACGACATGATTGAGGAGTATCTAAATGATGAACTTATTGACTCGCGCCCTAACCCACTCGGTGTTATACCTATCATTCATATTCCTAATGTTCGTGTCTCTGGTTCTCCTTGGGGTCTTAGCGACTGCAATGAAATTATTAGCATTAACCGCGTATATAACGAGACCGCTACGGACATTGCGGACATCATCAACTACCACGCAGCCCCTGTAACTGTTATCACAGGCGCTAAAGCTTCTCAGCTTGAGAAGGGCGCTAACAAGGTTTGGGGAGGCCTTCCAAAAGACGCTAAGGTTATGAACCTAGAGGGCGGCGGCACAGGTCTAAAGGGAGCTATGGACTTCATGGACCGCCTAAAGCGAACTATGCACGAAATGACTGGTGTGCCCGAGACCGCCTTGGGAACTGCCCAGCCTATCTCAAACACCTCTGGTGTTGCACTTAGCATTCAGTTCCAGCCTTTGATGAACCGCTACCACCAGAAGATTGTGCAGTATGCGCATGGCCTAGAGCGAGTTAACGAGTTGGTTCTTCGCACCCTAGCGATTAAAGAACCCGAGACGTTCTTCTTCGACCCTAACTCGACTACGCTTCCAAAGCCAGACCAACTAATGGAGCTAGACCCGGCTGACCCAGAGACTTACCGCACCTACTGCCACTTCCCTCCACCGCTACCTCTAGACAAGCTAATCGTCTTGAACGAGGTGCAGTCACTATTGTCTCTAGGCTTGCAGTCTAAGGAAGGCGCTCTGCGTGACCTTGGCGAGGAGTTCCCAGAGTCGAAGCTCCAGGAGATTCGCCAAGAGCTTATCGACGACGCTCTTGCTGAGGGTTCATTGAACTTGATTAAGACCGAAATTCAGAACGAGATTATGTCTCTTACTGGAATGTCTGTAGACCCGAGCGGTAACGCTATGCCTGCTGCTCCTGAACAAGTTGCCATGGCGCAACAGGGTGCTGCACAGACACCGATTCTAGACCCTGCAATTATCGAGAACCTACGACTAGGTGAAGCAAAAGTTAGAACCAGGCTTGTAACTGAAGCCTATGGCACCCGACTTCCGCAACGCCAAGTTCCGCAGGATTATCAAAAATAATGCGGGTTTAGCAACAAAATAATAAAAATGTCAAGTCATACTTGATATTGAAAACACACCGAGCGGTCATACGAGCTACGGACGCAAGTCCACATGAAAAACGACCTAAAGAAACTAAGGAATCAACATGGAAACAGCAGAAACTCAGGCTGTTGCTGCAGAGGCATTTGCCGCTGAAGCAGGAGTCACACCAGTAGTAACAAGCACTGACGCTGATGCGCCAGCTGCTATCAACATCACCGAAACCCCCACCACCCCAGCCTCTTCTAAGTCATACACTGAAGAGGACTTGGCTAAGGTCAGGGCTCAGGAAAAAGACAAGCTCTATCCTCAAATTGACAAGCTAAAGTCTGAACTCGAAGAGCTAAAAAAGGCTCGCGAAGAAGAAGTAGCTGCCAAGCTTGCGGAAAAAGAGTCCAAGGATGCTGAGGCCCGCGCAGCGGCTGAGGCTGACATGGACGTTCGAGACCTGCTTAAGCAGAAAGAACTCGAATTCAACGAGCAGTTGGAGCGTGAGCGTCAGGAACGCGAACGCGCCTTCGCGCTACTGGAGCGAGAGAAGCAGTTTACAGAACTCCAGTCTTACAGGCAGACACTGCTGGAGACTGAGCGGGAAAACATCATCCCCGAACTTGTAGACCTCATCGCGGGCAGTACCCGTGAGGAGCTCACACAAAGCGTTGAGAGCTTGAAAGAGCGCTCAGCAAAAATTCTTGAGAGTGCACAAGCAGCGATGCAGAACACTCGAAGGGAAATGACAGGCACAAAGGCTACTTTGCCGCCTGCCGGGCCAATGGACATCAATTCGGAGCAACGTAACTTCACGGCTGAGGAAATCTCAGCCATGCCGATGAACGAATACGCAAAATATCGCCAACGTCTATTGAGCGACAAAGCTCAGGGACGCGGGCAGGGTCTGTTCGGTAACTAACCTAAACCCAAGTCAATCACTACGTCTTTAAGGAGACAACCACATGGCATCAGGTATTACGGGAACTGGCAATCTAGCCGCAGCCCCTACCTCATACTCGGGTACTAACACCCAGCTAACTCAGGCGATTCAGCAAATCTGGTCAAAGGAAATCCTTTTCCAGGCTATGCCAATCCTTCGCTTTGAGCAGTTCGCAGTTAAGAAGACTGAACTAGGTGTTGCACCTGGTCTTCAGATTAACTTCCTACGTTACAACAACCTTGGAGTTGCATCACCACTTGTTGAAGGTGTTCGTATGCAGACCAACGCGTTGACCGCACAGCAGTTCTCAATCACCGTTTCGGAGCACGGTTACGCACTAGCAGTTTCAGAGCTATTGCTTAACGCTTCATTCGATGATGTAATGGCTTCGGCATCGCGTCTTCTAGGCCGTAACATGGCCCTTTACCTAGACAAGTTGAGCCGCGACACCCTATACAGCGCGACCTCAACCATCTACGGTGAAGACCGCACCGACATGCTCGCAATCACCGACGGAACTGGTACCTTCAACCAGTACGCATACGGTACTCTTGGAACCAGCCGTGCTTCAATGACCGGTAACTTCCACTTGACCCCACGCACCGTCAAGGATGCAGTTGAGACCCTCTCGACTAAGAACATCCCAAGACTAGGCGAGACCTACGTTGCTTTCGTGCACCCACACCAGAGCCGCCGTTTGCGCGACACTGCTGAGTTCATTGAAGTAACCAAGTACGCAGCACCTGGTAACTTCATGCTTGGTGAAATCGGCCGTCTATACGACACCGTATTCATCGAGACCACCCAGGTTCGCAAGGTTGTCGGTGGAGCAGGAACCAGCTACACCGCTGACACTGCAGTCACCCCAACCGTAACCCCTGGTGGTGGCTACATTACCCCAGCTGAGTTCACCGGTAACGGTGGCGCAGACCGCTACGACTCTATCTTCATTGGAGACAACGCATTCGGTCACGCTATCTCACTACCTGTTGAGCTTCGCGACGGTGGTATCCTCGACTTCGGTCGTGAGCACGCACTAGCATGGTACTCAATCTTCGGTCTTGGTCTAATCACTGACCAGGCTGTTGTGATTGCAGAAACCAACTAGTAACAACTTGTCAAGGGGGGTCAGCAATGGCCCCCCTTTTCAAACCCAAATCAGCTATTAATTAGGAGAACACACCGTGGCAACACAAAAAAGAGCAACCGATTTTACCGGTCGTCAGCGCGAGCAGCTTCAGGCTGAAGCGATTGAAAAGCAGCAGGAAGCTGCAAACAACATGGCTATGGCCACTGCTGAGGCAGCGTTTAAGGCAGAGCACGAAGTTCTAGACGCAACCAAGCCAAACAGGGTAGAAACCGTAGTTGTTGAAGAGATTAAGAAAACCTCTGAAAACGCATCTGTAGTTATCCGTGTATCTGAGGACATTGAGTCAATGACCTTTGGAGCAGGAAACTACTACAGTTTTAAAGCCGGTCAGAAGTACGAAGTAATCCCAGAGATTGCAAATCACCTCGAAGCAAAAGGTTATCTAGCAGCTAGACTCTAGACCTATTTGCAAACACTACAGCGGGCTTAGGCCCGCTGTTTTGTTTATCCAGACATTTTTGCTGCAGTAAGGCAACATAGAAGTAGTCAATTTGTAAAGGGTCTTTTATGGCAACTCTCACGGAACTTGTGGAAAAGGTAAGGACTGAGTTAAACGACCAGCCTAAACAGTTCACCAAGTCATTTACCGGTGACGGTTCTACCAAGGACTTTACTTTGGGGTATAAGCCCCTAGACCTTACTACCCTTATGGTCACTGTGAATGGTACAGTACAAGCCAACCCAACAAATTACACCGCCGAGGCTAACCACGGCGTAATCCACTTCACCTCTGCCCCAGCTAACAACGCTGTAATTAGGATAACTGGAAGCGTTTTCAGGTACTTTTCAGAAGCGGACTTAGAATACTTTGTCAATACTGCCGTAGGACAGCACCTACTTAACCGCACAGACCGGTTTGGCACGCAAATGACAATAAGCATGTTGCCAGAGGTCGAGGCCTACCCCGTCACGATTCTGTCTACTATTGAGGCTCTATATGCCCTGGCAACAGACGCTTCGTTTGATATAGATATCCATGCTCCTGATGGTGTGACTATCCCGCGTGCTCAGCGCTACAGCCAGCTTATGAATCTAATAGGCCAGCGACAGGAACAGTACCGCAACATCTGCTCTGCTCTAAACATTGGTCTATGGAAGATTGAAATAGGAGTGCTACGCCGCGTGAGCCGTACCACAAATAAACTTGTTCCAATCTACATGACTCAAGAAATTGATGATTCTCGCAGGCCGGAACGAGTCTACATTGAGAACAACCTTAATGGCCGTGTTCCTGCGCCTAGCACGGTCGGTATCTATGACCTAATCGTAGAGCAGGGAGACACTTTCTCGGTAACGCTAGACTTCCCAGACGACACTAACTTTAGTGATTTGGTATTTAAGGCGCAAATTCGTACCTACCCTGGCTCACCTACTCTTTGGGCTACTATGACTGTCACTGTCAACAACCCTACGTTAAAGAAACTTACTGTATCCATGACTCCGGAGCAGACTACAAACCTTCCTGTTCGCTGTGCGTGGGACATCCAGGCAACTTCTATATCAAACCCAGACTTTGTTAGAACCTACCTCAGGGGCCAGGTATTCGTTAACAGGCAGGTGACCCTAGACTAATGCCAGACGAGATTATTGTTACGCCATCGCCAGCCATTACAGTAACTGTACTGTCTGGTCAGCCTGGTCCTCAGGGTGTTCCTGGAGACCTTGACGAAGTATACGAGGCTATTCCATCCTTGGTGTCTTATACTCATAATCAGGTCTCCGTAGCTACTACGTGGACCATCACCCACAACCTAAACTTCCGCCCAAATGTAACGGTGTTTGATAGCGCCAACACTATGGTCGAAGGGTCAATAACCCACATCTCTAATACCCAACTATCAGTTAGTTTTTCTGCTGGTATTTCGGGCACGGCGTATCTCTCATAACTAACCTACTTATCTTAAGGAGATAAACACATGTCACGTTCATTTTTGACGGGTATTAACCTAAATAAGAACGAACTTCTAAACGCTAGAATCCAGAACCTGTCTTCAGCACCTTCTAGCCCTGTTGCTGGTCAGATTTACTACAACACTGGCGACAACACCCTCCGCTATTACAGCGGGACTGCATGGGTTACCCTAGCCCAAGGCGGGGACCTGTCCAGTGCTATTTCAGCAGCAATCGATGCTCTGACCACAAATGACATTGAAGAGGGTCTAAATCTCTACTTTACCGACGAGCGTGCTCAGGACGCAGTAGGTAACGCAGTTGGAACCGGTCTGTCATACAACGACGGTAGCGGCGCAATCTCTCCTGACCTTACTTACCTAGTAGACAAGACAACTGCACAAACGCTAACTAACAAGACGCTTACCTCACCTAAGCTAAACGAGGATGTTGCTGTTACTTCTACCGCAACCGAACTTAACATCCTTGATGGTGCGACCCTCAGCACCACTGAGTTGAACTACGTAGATGGTGTTACCAGCTCTATCCAGACGCAGTTGGACGCAAAGCTACCTAAGGCTGGTGGCACCATGACTGGTGCTATTGCAATGGGCACTAACAAGATTACTGGTCTTGGAACCCCTACCGATGCAACAGACGCTGCAACTAAGGCGTATGTTGATGCTGTAGCCGAGGGGCTCCACATTCACGAATCAGTTAGAGTTGCTACTGGTGCAAACGTTTCAATTGCAAATGGCCTTGAAAATGGAGACACCCTTAGTGGAGTAACCCTTGCAACTGGCGACCGCGTTCTTGTAAAGGACCAGACAACTACCTCGGAGAACGGTATCTATGTCGTTCAGGCTTCAGGGCAAGCGGTACGTGCACTGGACTTTGACACTGCACTAGAGGTAGACAGCGGAGACTTTGTTTTTGTAACCTCTGGAACTTACGCTAACACTGGTTGGGTACAGACAAGCCGCCCAGCAACAGTCGGCACAGATGCCATTTCCTTCCAGCAGTTCTCTGGTGCTGGCACCTTCACTGCAGGTAACGGTCTAACCATAACTGGCAGCGAGTTTAACGTAGTCGGAACAGCTGACCGAATTACAGCAAACGCTGACAGCATCGATATTGCTTCTACCTACGCTGGTCAGTCAAGCATTGTTACCGTTGGAACCATCACCACCGGTGTATGGAATGGCACTGACATTGCTATTGCAGACGGTGGTACTGGTGCTTCAACTGCTGCTGGTGCTCGCACAAACCTAGGCGCTACTACCAAGTACGCAGTCAGCAACGGTGCGTTGACCGCTTCTAGCGGCGTAGTTACCTGGACCGTGACCCACAGCCTCGGCACCTCAGACGTAACCGTACAGGTTCGCAACCTTACCAGCAAGGAACTAGTAGAGGTAGACGTGGTAATCACCGACACCAACACCGTCACCCTCTCGTGGGTCTCTGGTGGCGAGCTGGCAGATGCTTACCGCGTAGTCGTGGTAGGCTAATTACCTTAAAGGAAAATAGTTTTGTCAAGAAAATTTCTAACACCCGTAGGCCTACCGTCTGGCAGCACCTTGCCAGCGGCAGGTTCGGCGGGAGATTTATTCTTCAAAACTACTGACACCACTGTCTATGCACACGATGGTACATCGTGGGTTGCTCAAAAGACCGCTGCAGGTGAAGGCGGTAACATAGACGGTGGAACATCGGGCAGCGTTTACGGCGGTACCACACCAATTGATGGCGGAGATTCAGGGAGTTTCTAATGGCACAACAAATTCAAATCAGACGAGATACAGCGGCAAACTGGACATCAGCAAACCCCATACTTGCCTCTGGTGAAATTGGTTTTGAGACAGACACAGGCCGCTTTAAGATTGGTAACGGAAGCACAGCTTGGACTTCTCGTTCGTATGCTGCTCCTGCAATTAACGCCGTGTCTGACCACGCCGCCCTGACTACAAGCGTACATGGAATTGAAGATACCGCAGACCTCGTTGTCACTAGCGACTTAGCTCTTCTAGCTCCGCTTGCTGGCCCTACCTTCTCAGGCACTGTAACCCTCCCTAGCACCACTTCGATAGGCGACGTTAGTTCCACCGAACTTGCTTACGTCAACGGCGTTACAAGCGCCATACAGACCCAACTAGATGGCAAACTAGCATCTAGCACCGCCTCTACCACGTACGCTCCTTTGTCTGGGCCAACCTTTACTGGGACAGTAACCCTACCAAACACCACATCTATTGGCGATGTTTCATCAGCAGAAATAGGCTACGTAAATGGAGTGACCTCGGCAATCCAAACTCAGTTAGATGCTAAGGCTCCTCTTGCAAACCCAACATTTACGGGAACCGTCTCCGGCATTACCAAGAGCATGGTTAGTCTTGGTAACGTTGACAACACGGCTGATGCTGACAAACCAGTTTCAACTGCAACTCAAACTGCCCTTGACGCAAAACTAGCCTTGGCTGGCGGAACCATGACCGGCAAGATTACTCTTGACGGAGACCCAAGCCAGGCACTCCACGCAGCAACTAAGCAGTATGTAGATAATCTTGCTGCTGGCCTCCACATCCACGAAGCAGTCCACGTTGCTACCACAAATACGCTTGCGGTTTTGTCAGGCGGCACAGTTACCTACAACAACGGAACTGATGGCGTAGGCGCAACCCTGACTCTAGGCACTGCGCTAAGTACGATTGACGGTCACTCACTAACCAACGGTGACCGAGTTTTGGTTAAGAACCAGGCTACTGCGGCCCACAATGGTATCTATGTAAGGACCTCTTCTACGGTTCTTACTCGTGCAGATGACTTCAACACTGCAGCCGAGATTGCTGGTGGAGACCTAGTCTTCGTTGAGAACGGCACTCTCTACAACAGCACCTCGTGGGTAGTAGAAAACGAAGTAAACACTATTGGCACCGACGACGTATTGTGGGCGCAGTTCTCTGGTGCTGGAACAGTGACCGCTGGAACCAACGTTAGCGTTACTGGACTTCAAGTTTCAGTTGTATCAGACCCCACATTCTCCGGAGTAGTGACTGCTAGCTCAGGCGTAGCCTTCTCAGACGGTACCCAGACTAAGGTTGGCGTACCATCTATCACCACCATTTCTCAGAAGACCGATTCATACACCCTTGCTAATCTCAACGAGCGAGACACCATTATTGAGATTAACAAGGGTAGCGCAACTACGCTCACCATCCCTGCAGATGGCACTGTGAACTACCCAGTAGGAACTACTCTAGATATCATCCAGACCGGCTCTGGTCAGGTGACCATCGCAGGCGTAATCGGAGTAACCGTTAACGCTACCCCAGGCCTAAAGTTACGTACTCAATGGTCATCTGCTACACTATTAAAGCGGGCATCGAATACATGGCTTGTATTTGGTGACCTGTCAGCATAATAAGGACCACTAATGAGTAAACGAGCCGGTAGAAAGTCTCAACAGCAAAATGACTTTTTGCAGCCTTCCGCTCCAGTAAGCGTATCTGCTACTGACGTAGGAACTAACCGTGCGTTTAACAACGGTGCAGCAACCGTGAGTTTTAGTTTGCCTGGTGGCTCTCCTGCTGCTACCTCATTCACAGCAACTTCTAGCCCAGGCGGCTATACTGCAACCGGCTCGTCCTCGCCTCTAACTGTTGAGGGATTACAATCAAGCACTTCTTACACGTTCACCGTAACAGCCACTAACGCTTCGGGAACATCTGCCGCATCTTCGGCTTCTACTGCTATAACCGCCACTACAGTCCCCGATACTATTGGAACCCCGACTGCGACTGCTAACGTAGACTACGACAATCTAGCTTGGACTGCCCCGTCTACTGGCGGTAAAGGTATCTCTCTTTACAGGTGGACCTCGTCTGACGGAAAAACGGGAACTACCACTTCTACCTCTGTAAACATTACTCAGGAAGCTAACACTGCTCAGACATACCAAGTTCGAGCAGAAAATGCAAATGGTAATGGAACGTATTCTGCCAACTCTAACAGCGTCACGACTTTACCCCCATACTTTCCCCCGTACTTTCCTCCTTATTTCCCACCGTACTTTCCACCGTCTTTTGGGCCATACTTCCCACCATATTTCGGCGGGTTTGTAGGAACATAAATCAAATAATAACTAGGAGAAATAAATGACTGAAAAAACTTGGACTACAGAAGAGCAGCTAGCCCCAGGAATTTTTGTGTACCGTGATGCTCTTACTAACGGCATGGATGTAATAAAGAGGCTAGAGGCAGTCCTAGAAGACCCCTCTACTTACTACAACTATGAAGAGGCCTTGGTAGGATACCGCCAAAAAATGCCTCAGTACCGTGACTGCTACGACTTTAAATATAAGCGCACTGACATAGACAGCGACCAGTCTGCTGCTGGTGATGAGCTAAGGGCTGTCTGGGACACTGTGCATGAGGCCATGGTTGGTCCGGTAGCGGACTACTGCAGAAAATTTCCAATTGGCGAGCTTAAGTACTGGGAAGCTAGCAATTTTATTAAGTATGGTCCGGGACAGCACTTCCAAGAGCACACCGACCACGGCTTCTCTTACAACAGCACACTGTCTGCTGTTCTTTACCCAAATGACGACTATGAAGGTGGGGAACTATTCTTCCGCCTGCAGGGCCTCAATGTAAAAGCGAAAGCTGGGGACCTATTCCTGTTTCCGTCTAACTTCATGTACCCGCACAGAGCAATGCCAGTTACTTCTGGATTCAAGTACTCTATTGTGACTATGCTTGATTACAGCGCCAAGTACCACACTCCAGAGATGTATAAAGATTCTGGGGACTAGTACCTAAAACACTGCGCACATTAATTCGGAACACGACATTTAGGACTAACAATTGACAAGCATAATTAAGTTTTTTTCTAATCGCTCTTGGCTAACCCCTAATAGCATGTCAAAGCCGGAACCTATCATAAAAACTATTCCAGAATGGTATAGAAAGTCGGACAAGTTTGCTGTAGACCCCGTGACCAATGAAGTCTGGGTAGGCCCTGATGGCGGTAAAATGCCAACATGGAAAGCTTGTCCAGCAGTGTTTGATGTAATGGGCGCGGGGTATGCTCTTATGACCCCCTGTGATTTAGAGTTCTATCTAGACCAAGAGGGGGTTATACAGGTAAGAATAGAAAACCCCGCATACAAGGATTTTTGCACTAAACGTCCTCCAATGCCGCAGTTTAAAAACCCGGATGGATATCACCCTCACCATTTTGCTTGGTATCCTGACTGGGGAATCGGTGTTCCAGAAGGCTATAGCGTTCTTTACACCCAGCCTTTAAACAGGTTTGAGCTTCCTTTTTTAACCACTAGCGGAGTCGTTGACAACGATGTCATAAACCAGCCTGGAATGATGCCGTTTTTTCTTAGCAGGTCTTTCCTGGGCATCCTGCCCGCAGGCACTGTCTATGCGCAAATGCTGCCGTTTAAACGAGACAACTGGGAGTCTGAGACAGTTATTAGGTCACAAGAAGAGATTGTTGAAAAATATAAAGAGTCGGCAGAAACATACAGAATACCTAATGGCGGAGTCTATAAAGACAAGGTTTGGACAAAGAGGTCCTACAAGTAATGACGTTGTCGGATAGGGCTTACAAAACTATTTCGGAACTTCTTGCGGAAACCAGAGACAAAGGCGGCCGCTACGTAGAAGCCCCTGAGTTTGTAGTTGACGGCTATCCTAGGTCTGCTAATACATTCTTGGTTACCGCCTTAAACCTGTCCTGGCCTAATATGTCTGTGAAAAGTCACGGCCACGATTCAAAACATCTCTCAGCTGCTGACGGCCTAGTTCCGGTAGTATCGGTAATCAGAAACCCAGTAGACGCAATCGCCTCTTACGCTGTTCACCTATCCCTTTATGACCCAGATAGAATCAATAATTTAGATTTATTGATTGGCCTCTACGGGGACATGTCGAAGCAAGCCCTCGACAATCCACATGTGCTCGCTATCCCATTTGAGGAAGTAGTCTCTGATGTAGCCGGCACACTAGACTTGCTAGAGAGCAAATACGCGCTGAAGAATAGGGTGCGCGTTAGTCCTGAGGAAATACTCAGTCAGACGCAAGACCTTAGTAAGCGGGTTAATTTAGATAAAGAGGCGTTTACTAAAATGGGCCATGTTCCTAGAGACAAGGACCCGGTACACGCAGAAGTTTTGGCAAAACTGCAAGGCCCAGAGCATGAGAGGGTGCTAAGCAGATTGACTAAGCTGTATAACAGCGTAATTGCCCAGTATTACTCGGGTAATAAATGATAATCTATAGGGGAATTATATAAGGCTTACCTGGTGTGCAGGTGAGGAATGAAATACCCGACAAGGTACGAGAGTAAAGCCCTCTGCAGAGGTGACAGGGGGCTTTACTTATTCCCCGACAAAGGGACAATATTTAAGTATACTGAAAAAGAGTATTATGAGAGCGTATACACCAGGCGGCCGATTCGACTCAGACTTCGAATCAGACAGTATCAGTGATGGTATCACTGAGGACTTAACCAACCCTGCCGGAACCATGGCTAAGTGGTGGAAGTATAACGCAGCCGCATCTGTTAAAGACCCTGTGTATGACGTAGAGCCAGTAGGCGCTGGTCGCGTGTGGACAGGCGCGTTTGACCTAAAGGTAGCCAGGGCAACCCTGACTCAGGGCTCTAACGCACTTAACGAGCGCGGTTTCTACAACGTTGACGTTCTGCACCTAACCACCAACATTGATGACCTTTACGACATTAGCCCTGAGTTGTTCCTGAATCGTGCGCTAATTAGCCCTAATATTGACTTAGCAAACAAGTACCGCGTTGTATGGAAAAACCAGGTTTACCGCCCAATCCGTACACAATCAGCCGGACTAGTAGCCGAGCGCCACACCCTAGTAGTTCTTGACCTTATCCAGGTAGCTCCAGATGAGCTGGTAAACGACACCCAGTTCCTGGCCTACGCCCAACCATAGGAAAAAAATGGCTAAAGATAAAAACCCTGACCCGTATTTTGTGACTCAAATTAAAGACCTTGAGGGTAACTACCATGATTATGAGGTCACCAATAATGCTGATTTTGCGCACCAGACCCATAAAATCATCACTAAACATTTTCCTCACTATGAGCCTGTATTAGTTACCAGAAATGACGGTGACTATGAGAAGTCAACTACAGTGGACGCGCAGAAGAAAAGATATAAGAACTACAGCCAGGTTACGCGAGATGTTGATGCCAAGAAGAGCGCTGCTAAGCCAGCCGCTGCTAAGCCAGCCGCTGCTAAGCCAGCCGCTGCTAAGCCAGCCGCTGCTAAGCCAGCCGCTGCTAAGCCAGCCGCTGCTAAGCCAGCCGCTAAGAAGGCAGCCCCTGCTGTTAAGCCAGCAGCTAAGCCAGCAGCTAAGCCAGCAGCTAAGCCAGCAGTCAAGAAGGCTGCTGCACCGAAGAAGAAGTAATGGACAAGAAGAAGCCCGTCTGGGAAAAGCCAGACCCTACCAAAAAAGACAAGCCGCTATCTAGCAAGAAGAAGGCTGCCGCCAAGGCTAAGGCCAAGGCTGCTGGTCGTCCTTACCCTAACCTAGTAGACAACATGAACGCAGCAAAGAAGAAGAAAAATGGCAAGTGAAGCTTGGCAGAAAAAAGAAGGCAAGGCCAAGAAGGGCGGCCTGAATGAAAAGGGCCGTAAGTCTTACGAGAAGGCCAACCCTGGCTCTGACCTAAAAGCCCCAGTTAAGTCTGGGGACAACCCTCGCCGTGCCTCGTTCTTGGCACGCATGGGCGGAAACCCTGGCCCAGAGCGTAAACCAAATGGCGAACCTACTCGTCTTCTGCTATCATTGCAGGCATGGGGAGCATCCTCAAAAGCCGACGCTAAGAAGAAGGCTGCGGCTATGTCTAAGCGACTAGAAAGCAAGAAGAAGAGTGGCAAATAAAAAGCCTTCGCCTTTGAACAGGGCGGCTCAGGCTCGGCGTAACGCTGAGTCTAAGGCGCTTCAACCAAAACTTAAAGCTGCTGCTAAGGGCACTGGCCCTATCAAGAGCGCAGCTGAAAAGCGGATGAGCACCCGCTCAGCTGTAAAGAACAATGCCATCAAGGACCAGGAGAAATAATTATGTGCAATGGAAACTGCACCTGTGGCAAGGAAAAGAAGGAGCCTACTAATGGCTAACACCCCAAAACCAGTTCGTAAGACCAGAGCTGCCGGTATGGCAGTGTCTAGGGCTAGCGGCACTAAAAAAGAGCCTGGCGCTTACGCTAAGTTTGAAAGAGCTTCAGACAAGATGGCTAAGGGCGGTCCAAAGAAGGTCGGCGGAGCGCCTAAATCACAAGGGCCTAAATCGAAAGGAGCCTACTAATGGCTAACGCTAGACAGTTAAAGAAAATGGGTCAAACGGCATACAAAGCCGATTCCGGAAAAACCGATAGCCCTAAGGCGCGAGCAATCTCTAAAAAAACTACTAAAATTGTTAACAACGCTCGGTCAAATAAAACTTTTGATTTTAAAAGAACCCCGGCAGAGAACAAGGGTAGCGTAGTAAAGGGTCAAACTGGAAAAAAAGCTAACGCAGTAATTGAAGGCCGAATTAGCGAAGTTAAAAAAGAGGCTAAGAAGGGCGGGAGCAAATAATGGCTAAGAAACCAGCATTCCTAAAAGGTAAGTACACCGATGAAAAGGACAAGAAGAAAGACGCCGAAATGACTAAGCGTCTAAGTCCTAAGGAAAAGGCTAAGTTCAAAGAAGAAGACAAAAAGCACCCAAAGCCAAAGACCATGGCTGAGGACAAGGCTTCGGACGCCAAGATTATCAAGGACATCAAGTCTAATCGTAAGCCAGCACCTAAGGGCAAAGCACCTGCTAAGAAGCCAGGTAAGAAGTAGCCTTAAACAGTTTAGATTAGCCCTGCGAAAGCGGGGCTTTTCTTTTATTCTAAGAGTGGCTCTATGCGGGAGCCGTACCACCCTTGCGCTGTATCTTGCTTACTCTATTGGAGACGTAATGTCTAGCATTTCTAGAGACCCGAAACGAAAGGTCTCCGAGCCTACCGAGGCTGATTTCGCCAGAGGTATCGCTGGCAGTGCTGACCTTACACGCGGAACCGCCAGTTTCTTGGTATCGCTTGCCGCAAATATCCTATTGAGTAAATCAAGACAGCGGAGGAAGCGTTGAGTATAGTACCAACCTTAACCGCATCAATTAAGTCCCTAGAGACTCACTTTACCAAAGAACTACACAATGTAGCTAAGGCCGCCGGTTGGCCTGAGGACATCTACTCTCAGCTTAGGGTCGTATCTGACCAGGACGGCGTTGGAATACGAGTCCCTATGAAGATTGAAAAAGAAGTTGGCGACCTAGAATACGGGATTATTGGCGGACCAGCCGCGCCTGTTCTTAGGAAGTTTGCTAACCACATCTCTCAGACGCTTGCCAATAACATCGTAGACACCTCCCTAGACCGCCTAGTAGCAGAGGGGGTAATCCCGTGAGTTATCTATTTAGCGAAGACGCTGCCCTAAAGTCTTTCCTGCAAGGGTTCACTGTCTCAGATGAGAAGGTGGCCAGCCGCCCTGTTCAGGTCTGGTATGTTACCCCGGACCTTGAGTTTAGAAACCAGTCTTTCCCGTTCATAACACTAGAGCTTATTGACTCAGTTCCTGCTACTTACAGGCAGCACTCTGGAGTTGTAGTTGACAATGACCGTCAGGGCACTGTTACTCCTGTGGCTAACAAGGCTTACAGGTACGAAATCCCTATCGCGTGGGACCTTACCTACCAGATAACTACCTATGCTCGTCACCCGAGGCACGACCGTTTGCTTATCGCTAATCTTCTAAATAAAGCTTTCCCAGGCAAGCGTGGTTACTTGCCTGTGCGTAATGACCTGAACACTGAGACGGGATACCGTCACATGTTCCTAGATGAATTCACTAAACGAGACACCGTAGAGGATGGGCGACGCCTGTACCGAAACGTATTCACCGTTTCAGTGACAAGTGAGGGCAGCGTTTCTCAGACACCGTCTGTAAGAGAAGTCGCAACCGTCCTTATCAACGACACAACTGAAAACATCCCAGCTGGAATACAAATCGTCTAACACCCGTTCATTTACGAAAACTAAAGTCAAGGAGAATACCTTATGACGTACCTACGTCCCGGTGTCTACGTTGAAGAAACCCTCAACGCTATTGCACCAGTTGTCGGTGCTGCGTCTACCTCTGTGGCTGCCTTTGTAGGCACCATTGACCGTGGGCCAGTTACCCCTACCCTAGTTACCTCGTGGTCTCAATACACTAGCCTATTTGGCTCGTGGGGCACGAACAACGATGTGACTACCGCAGTGTACTTGTTCTTTGCTAACGGAGGAAGCCAGTGCTACATTAGACGTGTAGTGTCTTCTACAGCTGCAGCAGCAACTCGTACGCTAAATGACACCAACAGCACACCTGCCGCTACTCTTGCTATAGCTGCAAAAAACCCAGGTACTTGGGGTAACAGCGTATACGTTGCAGTTGATGAGTCTACCGTAACCGGCTATGTAAACATCACCGTATTCTACGGCGGAACAACTCAGGCGTATGCTGTAGAGCGATTCCCAGATGTAACCATGCTTACAACTGACCCACGCTATGCAGTTGCAATTATTAACGCTACCTCTAAGTACGTTACTGCTACGGACTCTAGTGCAGGAGACTCGCACAGCGCACTAGATAACCCAGCTACCACTGGTGGAACTCCACTAGCCTTGTCTAGCGGTAGTAACGGTACCTCTGTTACCACAGCAAACATTGTTGCCGGGGTTACTGCGTTTGACACAGTTAACTCGTCTCTAATCCTTAACGCACCTGGTGTAACTGGCGCTACTGACGTAAACGCTTTGATTACCTATGCAGAAGGACGCGGAGACGTATTCGTTGTAATCGACGCATTGAACGACACTGTATCAGCGCAGATAACCCGTGCTGCTCAGTACTCGTCAAGCTCTTACGCAGCGAACTACTACCCCAACCTAACAATTCCAAGCCCTACCTCAACTGCTTCAGGTGCAACTGTAACCGCTCCTTGTGGTGCAGCAGTCATCGGACGCATGGTGTCTACCGACGCATCTCGTGGTGTGTTTAAGGCTCCAGCAGGTATGGACGCAAGATTGTCAGGCGTTGTTTCGGTTGCTGCGCTTACTAACTCTGAGTTGGATGACCTAAACCAGGGTGACCCAGCACCAGTAAACGCAATCCGTTACATTCCGGGTTCAGGCATCGTAGTAATGGGTGCTCGTACTCTAAAGCCAGGATACGCTGACCGCTACATTCCGGTTCGTCGTAGCCTTATTTACCTACGCAAGGCGCTTACTGACCTGACTTCATTTGCTGTATTTGAGCCAAATGACTTCAGACTATGGAGCCAGATTACCTCAGCACTAGAGGCATTCCTTACTGACTTCTGGCAGCAGGGTGGCCTTCGAGGTCTAGCTCCTGCTGACGCCTACTTTGTTAAGTGTGACTCAGAGAACAACCCTACTGAGTCAATTGACCAAGGTGAGGTAAACATTGAAGTCGGTGTGGCTCTACAGCGCCCTGCTGAATTCGTAGTTATCCGCATTAGCCAATACGACAGCGGCGCTGTTGTAACCGTATCCTAGGAGGAACATAAATGGCAACCAGCAGCATCTCACGCTTCTCTAAGTTGGAGACGGACCCGCTAAGAAATTTTAGGTTCCTAGTGAACTTTACATTCTCTTCTGGCGGTGACAGCAACAATGAGCCTAGCGCATGGCGCAGCTTTACCGGTGGCTTTACTCAGGTAACCGGTCTAAGCACGTCTATTCAAAGTATCGGATACCGTGAAGGCGGTTTTAACACCACCCTTCACTACGTTCCTGGTCAGGCATCATTCCAACCAATTTCGCTTCAGCGAGGCGTATTGTACGGAAAGTCAGAGGCCATCAACTGGATGAAGCAGCTATTCACTGCAGCAGCCGGTGAAGGTATTCCAGGCTCTGGCGGAAAGAACTTCCGTTGCAACTTGGAAATCCTTGTCCTTGACCACCCAATCGTAGCCTCACCACAGCTAACCGCATCTGGTGCTGGAGACGCTTACAGCCCAACCGCCTACAAGATGAAGTTCATTGTCCACAACGCATGGATTACGAGCCTAAACTTTAGCGGCCTAAGCGCAGCTGACAACAACTTGATGTACGAAGACATGACCTTGGTACACGAGGGCTTGTCAGTCAGCTTCGTAAACAACTAAATATTTTAGTTGTTAAACTAATAGGTAAACCCGAATTAACTAGGAGCATTAAATGGAGAACTTTACTAGCGACCCAAACGCTATAAACGCAGCAGCAGCCGAACTCGAGAATCCGGAAAAACCTGCTATTAAGACGGTAGCACCGTCTAAGACTGAGGTGTCGCTCCCCGGCGGTTTCATAGCCGGGGACGGCAGCCTCGTCAAGTACGCAGAAGTACGAGAGCTTACTGGCTCAGATGAAGAGGCCATTTCTAGGGCAGGGTCTATCGGCAGAGTGCTGGTAGCCATGTTGCAGAGAGGCTTAGTTTCAATCGGTGACCAGACGGTGAAGAAGGAAGACTTGGATAGCTTGCTAAGCGGAGACCGAGACACAATTCTACTCGGCATTCGAAAAGTAACATTTGGCGACTCTATCGACTACAACCTTACCTGCCCTAGCTGCTCCACAGAGCTAGATGTAACGGTGGATTTGAATAAGGACATCCCTTACAAAAATCTTGAAGACCCAATTAACGAGCGAAGCTTTACGTACAAGTCAAAGACCAAGGGAGACATCGTTATCTCTCTACCTAATGGTATGACGCAAAAGAAACTTCTGGAGAACAACGACAAGACCAGAGCAGAGCTAAACACCATTCTGCTTGCGGGCTGCGTTGACTCCGTAGACGGAAAGGTGTCCCTCGGGGCATCAACCGTACTAGGTCTTGGCATGGCTGACCGAGAGGCCATCATTGCTGAGATTGTAGACCGTAACCCGGGCCCACGCCTCGGGGAGGTGAAGACGACCTGCGAGGCTTGCGGAGAGGACATTCCTATGCCGCTGTCGTTAGCAGACTTGTTTCGTCTATAAAGAATCAGATTACGAAGCACTACTCGACCAGTACGAAGCATTATCCCGTTTCTTCCCTGGATGGACGCTCTCTGATATTAAAGAGCTTTCTTCCAGAGAACGTAATAACTGGCTGTCGCGAGCGGCTGGAAGAAAAAATACTGGTAAGTAGAAGGTAATAACATGGCATCTGACTTCATGAGTAAGTTTGGAATCGGCGGGCAGTCCGGAAACAAAGTCCGCCTGGTCGCTGACCTTACCTCAGAGTACGCCAAACTAAACACCGTTCTTGAAAAGACCAAAAAGCTTTCTGAAGATATTGCTAAGAACCTCAGAAAAGCAACTGGAAAAGGCGGCGGCACTGGCGACGTAATGGGCGGCATGAACCTGCCTCCTATCGGCCCTGCCGCAAACATACCTATGGGCCAGGGCTCTGGCGACTTTACTTCCCTAGGATTCCAGGGCAAGGGGGCTGGAAAGCTAGAAGTCACTACTCCTACTGGATTTGTCTCCCCCAATAGAAAAGCTGAAGTATGGGACAACTTTAAGGCAAACATAGGTCAACTTGGACTCGGACTAGCTGCGGGCGGTGCCCAAGCGGTTGATGTCGAGGGCATGATTATGAACGACGTAGTTCGTCGTCGTTTTGGTTTCTATTCTGGTCAGCCTGGAACTCAGGCGGGCTCTGGGGCTATGAGAACCCTTATGAACCGCGGAACATTTATGGACCCAATGGATGCTGCTGGCGCAGTATCTGCCGGGGCCAGCATGGGCCTAATGCCTGGAATGAAGAACTACAATACAGTTCTTAACAGCATGGCCACTGTGTCTAACCTCACACCTGGCGTAAGCGGTGAGCAGGCTGCGGGCGCTGTGTCAGGACTGAACCAGGCTAGAAATGTCAACATGCTTCGTATGATTGGCATTAATGTTCGAAATGAACAAGGTTTAATGCGCGGGTTTGAAGACATTGCAAATGACCTTTGGTCAACCTTAACCCGTCAAAAGACCGGTGCTGGAAAAATTACAGCTGAAGACTTGGCGCTGTCTTTGCAGCCTGGTAACTCGCTTGACATGCTTCTTAACCAGTACTTTGGTAACGACCCTGTGCTAAGACAAAGTGTTGTGGCAGCTCTATATCAGAAAGCTGGTGGCGGAAGTTTTTCTAAAGAGTCTCTACAAAAAAGCGGCGCTAACCCAGAAGTTACACAGTCATTTGGACGTCGCAAGGCTGCAGAGTACGGCGCTATTGACACCTTCACTGATGCAGGCACTAGAGGAGTAATTACCTCAAATGACATGCTTACAAATGTTGCTAATGTATTTGCTGACGCAACTGGGCTGTTCAAGAGCGCCGTAGATGTATTCGTAGGTTTTACTTCTGGCGGACAGAACATCATGGGTGCCTTTGGCGGCGCTCCGGGAACCATCCTTGGTAGCGTAGTTAATTTTGGTAGAAATCTTTTCAGCAAAGCAGCTGGAGGCGAGGGCGTAGGTGGTGAGGGCGTAGGTGGCTCTGGAGTATCGTCGCCACTAAAAGGAAAGTTATCTACCCCTACTCACGGTGAGTTTGGTAACCAGGCAAGCTTTAGAAGTAGAAAACACCGAGGCGTAGACTTTAGGGCAAACACTGGAGACCCTGTATTTGCTGTTAAAGACGGAACCGTAGTCAAGGCCGGTGACGAGGGAGACCTCGGAAACATGGTACGAATTAAACACAAAGACGGCAATAGAACTGTTTATGCTCACCTTAGTAAAATTGCCGCTAGAAAAGACTCCTCTGTTTCTGCGGGTGAGTTAATTGGGTATGCGGGGTATTCTGGCGGGGTTAACCCTAAGGGGCCAGCAGGGGCTCACCTACACCTCGGTCTTGAAACAAGTAGCGGCAAGGCAATTGACCCCTCGGCTTTCTTAAGCGGCGCGTCACCAGTTAGTTCTGCTGATGAAGGGGAGGCATCAGATACTGCCGAGACTAAGCCTAAAAGCCTATGGTCTCAGACAAGCGGTTCTAGTTCTTTGTGGTCTGACTCACCGACTACTGACGCTGCTGGCGGTGAGGGCGTAGGGGCAATCGGCGGAAGCTCATACGTCAGTGTTGGAAACTCTGGAGTTAATTACGGTGGAGTAACGGTAAACATTAACGTGCCTACTGGAACTGCGCTTAATGAAGAAAAACTTGCTAGAGAAATCAAGCGAGTATTGGCAGACGAAGAACAGCTAAGAATGGCGGTAACCCGATGACAGATTTTGATACCCAAAGCGGCCCAGTTAATACCACAGCGGCTAGGGATACCCAGGTAGTTTACGTTTATGGAAATGGTCAAAGGCAGTACCAACCAGTAGTTAGAACTACAGTAGGCACTGGTGTGTCGCCTACTATTTTCTACCAGTCGCCGCCAATCATTCAAAAAGAAGCCGGATTACCAATTGACGTAAAACCCGGTGACATAGTAACTAAGTACGGCTGGAACTATAACAGCCAAACTGCGTATGACAGCCCCTTTGAAGCAAAATATATATACGGGCAGCCTGCAACAAATTCAAGCGTCATTGACAATCAGGCGACAAAACCGTACAGACTTGCCGACGGCTCATACACCTATGTTCCTGCAGCAAACGCCAGTAGTGTTATTGAAGATTACGCTGAGCAAGGCGGCTCTATCCCCGCACCGCCAGAAAACCCAAACAAATATAAGTGGAACTTGCCGCCGCACAAGTGGAGCATGCCTCTACGACCGGCCCCTGACAAATTTGCCGCAGGCGATAAAGGCAGGATGAGAAAACCTGTCTCTGATGCATACAGGCGCGGACGTATTTGGTGGAAAGCGAATGACCCTACCGTACAAGTTTTTTCCTCTGATAAACGTGGAGCCGTTGATAAGACTGCTAAACTAAACCTTCAGGACTCAGAGGCCAGACGGTACGGTTTTCAGTTTCTGTGGAATCCAGAGACATTCGGCACTAGTGTTGCAGTTCAGATGGAGGCGACCCCTAATGCGAACGACCGATTTCTGGCCGTTGCTGGTGCATTTCCTGCTACCGAAACAATTACTTTTAATATAAGAAT